GTCGTAAACTGTACTTGTTCCAGCAGGAACCAATACACCTTCGATGTTGTCAATCAAACCACGAGTGGTAGCATCGTTTAGGTATTTCCAGTCAGTTTTGTAGAAGTCGTAAGAACCTCTTCTAAAACCAGCAAATCCTAAGTTCAATGCCATTTCCTCAGAGTTTTCAAATACACCGAAAGAAGTACCACCAGCTCCGTAAGAGTTCTGAGCAGCTAGCATATCATCGAAGTCCAAAGAGGTAGCTCTGTCCAAGAATAACATATTCTCTTCAATAGCTCCTTGTTTGTCAAGGTTTTGAAGGATGTAATCAAAATCTTGTAGCGCACTTCTAGTTCCAGTACCTCCAACATCGCCGCTAGCATAGTTTTGGTATACATTACCTCTTGCTGTAATAGCAGCGAAAAGACCTTCAGTACCTGCATTCTCACCTAATTCACCACTAAGACCTGTTCCGCCAGTTGTGGTATTTAATTCACCTTCAACTACAGCCATTTCCAAATAATCTTGGAAACGTAGTCTAGTTTCTCCTTCAGCTTTCAAGTACCATAGGTATCCACTTGCTCCATCTTCAGTAGCAACTTCAACCCATCCAATTTGTGATGCATCTGAGCCACTAACTTCATAGGTGTCTTTGATAATGATTGGCTTGTTGCTTAGACTTTCAAAATTTGCATCTAAAGAGCCTACCATTCCATCAGTTCCTTTTTTAAATTCAGAACCGTAAACAAATATGTTTACTGTATCATTTGTATCGAAAAGGTCATTCAAGCTATCTGCTGTGTAAGGCAAAGCTACGAATTCTCTTGCATTGTCACCATCAGGATTTATTTCTGAAACGTATGCTTTAACTACTGTTCCTACAGCACTTCCAGTAACTCCTTGAATAACAATAGTGTTACCTTTTCTAATTGCCATATTGTGGTCAGAACCTAAATCAATTTTACCATTGGCCGCATCATTAATTGTTACAGCTAAATTGCCAGCGTCAGTTTCATAACCAATATGTAGTCTGTTTTGCTCAGACCAAACAACTTGGTCAGAAGTCATTGGCATTTCAGCACCTACCATTCTTAAAAATCCTGATAGTGTTCTGTTACCAAATCTTTCTACTTCCATTTCATAAAGCTCTGGCAAGTATTGTTGAGTAAAGTCATTAGTTCCGTCAGTGAAACTTAAATAATTTATGTCTGCAGCCGTTTTAGTTGGCATTGGACGTAGGTCAAAACTCCCAAGGGGGTCAGTACCTGTTGTAAATTGTCCCATTTTTTTTAATTTTTAAAGTTTGTTGCTATCGCCAGCAGTTTTTCTTGGTTCGTCAGATAAATTCTTAGATTTATTGACTACCTCCTTAACTGCATCGGCTTTACCCTGCTCATAAAAGTGAGTTGCAATCTTGTCCATATTTGAAGCAGCATACATCGCTTTGTGATAACCTTTGTGGTCTTTAATCTCTCCATTTTCCCCCAGAAACTTTCCGATGATGTTAGAGATGTCTGACTGTTTTTCAGCAAGACTGGTCGGATTATTAACGCCATACCTGAATTTCTTTTCACCAACGGTAAAATCAAAACCTTTGAAGTCGTTGTTGAACATTTCAGTTGTAGCTTTTTTAAACCTGTCGTGCTTTTCTTGGTTCAAAGCTTGTTCTTCGTTATATCGATTAAAGAAGTCCATTGCTTTTTGTTGCTCTTGAGTTACGCCTGGTCTTAACTTAATCTCATCGTAATATTTACTCTTTAAGTCTTCCAAAAAGTTTTTGGCTTCTGCAACCTCTTCTTTAAACGCAAGCTTCTTCTTGCGTATGTCTCTTTCTTCATCCAAGTCTTCATCGTATGAAAACTTATCTTCTAAAAGGAAATTAATCTCATCATCATCTAGATGAGGTTTGCTTTTTCTGTAGTATTCTTTTAACAAGGCGTTGTTGTCTACATTGCTGTAGTCTGCATTTAACCTCACATAGTCCTCTACAGTTCCACCTGTTTCTTCCATAAATGAAACAAGCTTTTCTATATTTTCAGGAAGGGGCTTACCAGTTGACTTAGATTCATTAATTGCATCTGACATCTCTTGAGTCTTGGCCTCTACCTCTTCTTTTTCTTCTTCTGTTATTTCTTGTATTGTGACTGGCTCTTCATCTTGAACGGAGCTTTCCCCTGATGATACTTCTTCAACCACTTCTTGTACAGCTTCGGTTGGTTTATCTGTAGCCACGTTTGTTGCTTCTTGCTCTTTATCGGCATCGTCTTGTTTTAATTCAACCTTAGTAACTTCTTCTTCGACATCTTCTTTTTTGGAAGATAGATTTACCTTTACAGGCTCATTAGTTTTTCCAAGGTTTTTCATTTTGGATTTACTTTTAATTTTAAAGTCACCCTCTTTTTTTACTTCTTGTTTTTCTGACATAATATAATATAATATAAATTAAAAAAATTCTATCTTTGGTCGATTAGCTCTGATTGTACAGTTCCTTGCATCTTTATTCTCTTATCCTTTCTGTCTTCAATCTCTTGCTCTTTTTGTATTTCAGCAGAACCTTTGGCTTGTGCGAGCTGTACATTGTAATTAAACTCTTCAGCCATTAACTGCCTTTTAACTTGGGCTTCTGCTTGAAGTTTTTGTATTTCGAATTCGGTTTTAGCTTTCTCAAGGTTTACTTTTTCAGCAGTTATAACCTGTTGTTTTTGTGCCTCTGCCAATGCAGCCTTTTCAGATGCTTCAGCATTCGCCTGCGCTTGTGCTTGAATGTTTTGAAGTTGAGCTTGCTGTTGTTGCTTAGCTTTTTCTTTTCTTCTAATTTTCAATATCTCATTCGCAAGCTGAATATTCCTAACTTCCCTAATATCTATAGCATCTTCAAGGTCAATACCACCTGATTGCAGAGCTACTTGAATATTTTGCTCCAATCTAGCTTTTTCTTCTTCGTCTGGCTCTAATTCTAAGAATATTCCAAAGTCGTGTAAGTTAATATCAGAAAGCTCTTCTAAAGTTGCAGTGTTAAAATAAGTTATACTATTTTTTAATGAGTTGTTAGTTAACACATAGTCTAAAGAATCAGAAACTCTTTTAGAGATGTTTTCGCACGTTCTAAGAGACAAATAACAACTTGCCTGTAATATGTGTCTTGTTGCGACATTGGATTGATTAGCGGCCATCTTTTGAAGTCCTACGAGTGCATTTTTATCAGGAGTTGAACCATCTCTTGCTTCATTAAGTCCTGTTACATCCCTTATCATCTGTAAATAGTATTGATACGTCTGTATCAACGATGCAATTTTAGCTCCTCCACTTGATGATTGAAGCTCTTGAATTGGAACCTTACCTCTATTTAATTCCCCATCCTGCGTTAAAGACCTACCTAATACACTACCAGTTTGGAAGTACATATTAAGAGCCTCTGCTGGATTGTATGTTGTTCCATTTCCTAAATCAACTTCTGCAAGACCATCTACATCCAAAAACACACCATCAGGAACCATCTTGGTCATAACCTGCTGTAACTTCAAGTGCGTAATCTGAATCATATCAGCAAAACCAGTAATTCTATTTACAATAGAGTCAATTCTTCCGTTATACATTCTTGGCGCACACAATACATAGTTCATTTCTACCTTTGTAGTATCTGCAAATGGTCTTGTCATATTTTCACATAACTCCCATTTTAGCATTGTATTTGTTCCAAGAACCTTAGCACCACTATAAAGAACTTCTATACTTCTAGATACTTTCTTGAATGTGTCGTTTTCTGGTGGATTAAAGTCATCAGACTTTTCAATAGCCTTTTCTAATCCGTTTGGCCCTTTCTTAATTTTAAATACTTGGTTGTTATATGTCTTGTATTCAAAGTACAATACCTGAACAGTGTTTTCGTCATATCCTTTCCATCCTGTAAGGTACTCCCTGTTTCCAGGCATATCCTCAATCTTTTTCAATTCGTCTTGAGGTATATTTGGAAACTGCTTCTTAAGCTCTGGTATTGTTACGGCTTTTACTTCTCCGACATAGTATATGTCTTCAAAGTTAGGGTCTTCTGTATATGAATAAACTAAGTTCGCTGGGTCGCAGTATTCAACTTTTACACCATTAGCTTTGTTCCAGTTTGTTTTTACAGCACCTATCCCAAGAACAGTTAAATCGTAGTTAAATCTTTTCCTTACCTCGTCAAACTTATTTTTAGCCAATACTTGATTGATTGCTTCTTCCTCAGCAATTTCTATTGACTGCTTGTAATCCAACTGCATATGCAAAGAAAGCTCCTCTTTTGTTTGAGGCAACTCCTCTGGATTGCTAGTTTTAAACGCATCTATACCCAAAGACTCTTTTAGTTGCATTAATTGGTCTTTTACAACCATATCTCGCATTATAGATTCGGCATAGTCAGTCCTTTGTTTTACTGCCTCTGGGTCTTGTGCGTAAGCGTTTATCTCATACTTCTTTTCTGTTATTCCATTTGTAACAATGTCAACAAATTTAGAAACAACAGGTACAGGCTTCCAGTCCAAATTCAAATAAGACAGGTCGCCATTGATAGCTAGTTCATCTTTATATTTTTGAACAGGCTGCTCACCTCTTGCATAAAGCCTCAAGGTGTGGAAGTGGTTGTAATTAGTAGCGAACCTATTCCCATAAC